ACGAACCATTTGAAACATACTGTCGTCAAGCAGAACTATGGGTTCAAGATGATTCAGAGATACTTGATTACGACACAGAGGATGAACAAGTAGAGTGGTTAATGAGAGAGATACAGAGATGTAAGGATAACACCCTTTACTTTTGTAACAAATACGGATATATCAAGGAAGATAGGTCTGAGAATGGTATGCTAGCGTATCAAGCCTGGGATGCTCAGAAAGTACTCCTCTTCCTATTCGACTGTGGCTATTCACTTATGATTGGTAAGGCACGACAGATTGGTTTTACCACTACCATGTGTCTAGCAGGAATGAAGCGAGTAAACTTCAACAAGTCCTACTTCATTAAGTTTGTTACTCACTCTAAAGACAAGGGTATAGAGATATTTAGGGATAAGGTTAAGTGGACATATACCAAGCTACCAGATGTAATAGCTCAAGAGGTTAAGAACTGGACTGACCAAGTAATGTCATTCGATAAGAAAGGAGACAAGAAAGGTAGGGAGGATGGTGGTGCATCACGCTTCCAGGTAGATACTCCTGCTGTAGATGCTATCAATGGTGGATCTCCATCAGCTGTATTCATTGATGAGATTGGTTTATTTGAGATATTTGGTGAGATGATGCGTGAGGGTAGACCTGCCTTATTTAAGTATAACCCAGACTCAGGTAAGATGACTATGCAGCAACAGTTCCTAGCATGGGGTACAGGAGGAGAGATGGATAGAGGGGGTTCTGTATTCGAGTCTGAATTTAAGATGTGTCTAAAACAATGGAAAGAAAAGAATTATGAATATGGTATTATACCTCTATTCTTTAATGCTTACGCAAGGCGAGGTGTTAATGATGCTCACATTAATAATGAGAGAAAGGCTTATTTGGCACTAGAAGGAACAAAGAAAGGGGAGATTGCTAAGGTTCAGTTCCATCAGCATTATCCTATCACTATTGATGACATGTTCTTACGTAAATCACGTACTTTAGTGCCTATTCATACCTGTAATCAGCGATTAAATGAGATTTATGGACACGATAAACCACTAGATTATGGTTATTTTGAGCCTATAATGGATATGACACGCCCTACGCCAGATTTGATTACTGAATATAAGATTGTAGGAGCTAAATGGGTGTCCACAGGGTCTAGAGAAGATGTATCTACCTCAGCTGTAGTCATTCATCATCCAGAGCCAGGGGAGAAATGGAAGAATAGGTGGTATCAAGGTACTGACCCCATCAACTCAGAGACAGGACACTCCATGATGTGTAGTGCTATATGGGATTCTTTAACTAATTCTGTATCATCTGTGGTATTCCATAGGGATAGGAAGTTCAAACAGACGTATCTACAGGTGTTACTACAGAGTTTATACTACGATCAGATAGGAAGAGGTGGTGTTAAGGAGCTTGTGGAGAATAACATCGGAGATATGCACGTGGATTTTCAGGAAATACATGGATTTAAGAGTAAGTTTACTGCTAACGCACAGTTACCAGAGTACTTTCAGATGCATGGAGGTAAATGGTTTGGTATATCCAATAAGGCTAACACAGCACCACGTATTATAGCTAAGTTAGAGGAACTTTTAGAGGCATATATGTACAACATAGATATTCCTTGGTTCTGGGAGCAGCTAAAGACGTTTGTAGAGAAGGATTTAAAGAGTCAGAATAGTCATAGACAAACAAGGTATCAGGCAGCTGACCCTAGGTATGATTATGATGACAGCATCTTCGCTATAACCTTCGCTTATATCAATAGTATAGCTCATGCTAGATATGAGCCAGAGAATATAAAGACAGAGGGTGGAGTGGCTAATGTAGAGATACGTTATATTCAGAGTAAAGAGACGAATTATAGAATGAAGAAGGCAAGAGTTGATAAGACAACAGGAAAGGTATTAAAAATATTAGATTAGAATTTATAGTATATTTGTAGAAATTTTAAAATAAAATATTATGCCAGTAGGATTAAGTGTTCTAGATATAGAAACAAATGAGATAGGTTCTCTTTCATCAGGTGATGTAAAAATATTAGACCCTTTAAAAGTTGATTCCGTACTTCCTAATACAGGAACGGTAGTAGATGTTAATGGAGTAGAAGTTAGTTCTCCTGGTTCTAATGAAACTAGGATAGGAACAGGAACAACTCAAATAATAGGTTCTGTTGCTGATAATACAGCAATAGGAGCTAATGCATTAGGAGGTAATCAAGATGCTTCAGGGAATGTAGCTATTGGACTTAATTCAATGTTTTGGGGAGATACTTTTACACCAGGATTTGCAAGTGATAATGTTGCAATAGGAAATGACAGTTTACTTCAATGTGGATTTGGAGTAGGAAATGTTGGTATAGGGAAAGGTGTAATGCCATTAAATATATCTAGGAATTATAATACAGCAGTTGGATTTCTTTCTGGTCCTTTATTTTTCGATGGTGGAGATAATTTATTTTTAGGAAATCAATCTGGCCCTGCTTTTGCAAACGGTAGTTATAATATTTTTATAGGCTCTTATGCTGGCGGAATAAATGGAGGCCCATCAACAAAATATCAAGAAGTAGGTACTAATAATATTCATATTGGTTATAATAGTAGGCCAGCCGCTAATAATGCAAACAATGTTATTACATTAGGTAACTCATCTCATAATACATTAAGATGTGCTGTAACATCTATTACTTCTCTTTCTGACGAGCGTGATAAAAAAGAAATTCAAGACCTGCCTGTAGGATTAGAGTTTTTAGAAAAATTAAAGCCTGTTAAGTTTGTGTGGAACGATAGAGATGAAGATGGAAAGCATGACATAGAGGACTTTGGGTTTATCGCTCAAGATTTGAAGGCTGCTCAAGAAGAATCAGAAGCTAGTTACTTGAATTTAGTATATGATGAGAATCCAGAAAAACTAGAAGCATCTTATGGAAAGTTATTACCTGTACTAGTTAAGGCTATCCAAGAGATGAGTTCAGAAATAAAATTATTAAAAGAAGAAATATTAACTTTAAAAACAAAATAAGATGCCTTATTTTCAAAAATCTTACATCCGACAGTTTGGCAATAAGCAAAACTTTATGGAGACTAATATTGTAGAGGATTTACAATATTTAATAAATGAGTCTAACTCAGGTAATGGTAATCAACAAGTTCTTGGTGCTTCTATTTGGGCTAATGGATTTAGAGTAGTAGGTTGTATCGGAGATGATATTACTTTACCAAATAACGCTAACTTTGAATTTACAGGTCCTTTATCAATGTGTGTAGGTTCAACATTGACTATTCCTGTTGGAACAACTTTAACAATCGTATAAACTTAAAATCAAAATAAGATGAGTACTTTAAATGTAGATATAATAAATAATGAATCAACTTTTGATCCTTTAAATCCATATAACAGACCTCAAATGAGTGTTAATGGTTTAATTGTTCCTCAGCAAAATGATAATTGCCCTCCTTTATGTTCAGAAATAGTTATTGGATTAGGAGCTGCTGATTTGTTAGCAGGAGGAGCTGACTCAGTAATTATAGGAGATGGAGCTGTTAATTCTTTGACATTTACTAATTATAGCACTATAGTAGGGCATGGAGCTGGGTTAGCGATGACATCTGGAGATGAAAATACTATGGTTGGAAGATTAGCTGGGTGGTATATGTTAGCTGGTAATGAAAACGTAATTATAGGAAACAGAGATAATTCTGGACCGCTAGTTGTTGGAACATTTACTGGAAATAATAACATAGTTATTGGGTCTGGAGCTACTCCTTCAAACATAAATGGAGTTAACAACGAAATCACATTAGGTAATTCATCTAATACAGTTCTTAGATGTCAAGCTACAACTATTACTTCATTGTCTGATGAGCGTGATAAAAAAGAAATTCAAGAACTACCTGTAGGTCTTAATTTCGTAAAAGGATTAAAGCCAGTTTCTTTTGTTTGGAACGATAGAGACAATGAAGATAAAAGAGATATTAAAGATTTTGGGTTTATCGCTCAAGATTTGAAAAAGTCTCAAGAAGATGCTGAATTAGCTGAAACATTGAAATTAGTTTACGAAGAGAATCCAGACAAGCTAGAGGCAAGCTACGGTAAATTAGTTCCAATCTTAGTTAAAGCAATTCAAGAGCTTACAGCTAAAGTTGAAGCGTTAGAAGCTAAGTAACTAAATATCTAATCTTATTTGATTATTCTTAACTAGGGTTTTATCGAACCCTAGTTTTTTATTTTCCCAAACTTTACCATACTTGTTATTAGCCACTTCAGTATATTGCTCTAGTATATCCTCAAAGTATTTCTTCTCTCTCTTATTCATTATTTTATAAGATAAGTATTTATACCTAGGGCTATCTTTAAACATTGGATTCTTTGAGTTATACCAATAGATATGATATTCTGTCTTATGTCTATCGTAATCAAATCTAGGCTTAACAAATGACTTTGTTATAAAGTGTGGTGTCTCGTTTTTTATTACTTGACTGAGTTTATTACTCGAATAAGCTGAAGTTGTACTCATCTACTCTACTATTTAATATTAGAGAAGATTCAGCATCTAAAAACTTAGTTTCTATTATCTCATAAGAATCATTCTCTTCGTTAATCCAGCAAAGATATGATTTTCCAATTTTTAAACTAGTGTTTTTCTCAATTATTTTTTTGTAGATACTCAATTGTAGGGAGTAAGTGTTAAATTCACACTCTTGAAGATGATTCAATCCGTTAATCATTTTATACTTACTTGTGGTCTTAATCTCCTTATTTGTCTTGTAATCCCATATCTGAAGTTCATCCTCAATAGTATTATAAAATAGTTTGTCAAGCATTCCACATACACCCCAGGTATCATCTCCTACGACAAGCTCTGCTCTTACTAAAGCTAATATATCCTTGTACTGAGCATGAAACTGCTGTAACATTTTGTATAGCTTATTTGTTACGATAGGATCTGGTTTATATCCTTTGCTTTGAAACATTAGCTCAGCGCATTTATGAAGCTCTGTACCCCTCACTTGAGATGTTATCCTTTTCTCATCCCATTCTGCTATTACATCATCTTTAGTTCTACCATCACGTTTAGCTACTAGGCTAGACATTATATCTGTTTCAAACTTCTTCTTGTATCGGCCTATAAGCTCTGTTGTAGATATACACCTTTTGAAGTTAATGTAGTAAGAATGATCCTCTTCGTTAAAAACCACGTTGTTGAACTTGTTAAGCTCAGTTACTAATTGATACATATAAAATTTTTTGCTCCAAGACAGAGAATCGAACTCTGTGTTCTCCGACTTAAAAGGTCGGGCTTTACCACTAAGCTACTTGGCCATCAGGACACGCTTAACCTGCTGAGCTGCTAGCATTACACTCTTTAATGTTTCCATCAGCGTTTTTAATTTCAAAAATGCAACTTTTATTACGACCTGTAAGAGTTGCCAACTTCACCTAGCTTACGATCTAGGAGCGACTGGTGCGGCCTGCAAGAAACCCTACACGTTATAACCGTTCACTGAGCTACGATCCCTTGTACTTCGGGAACAATATTTAAAATCAAAGAACTCTAGTCAAAAAAAGAGAGCTACTAACCTTCACTCTCTTTTCCAAAAATAATGAAAAACTCACTTTACGGAAACAGTTAAAAACCGTAATTGAATGAAGCAAAGTTATAAAACAATTTCTAACCAAAAAATATTTTAACACTTTTTTAGATTTAAAACTTAAAAGAGAAAAAAAAGAAAAACAAAGAAAAAAGTTTAATAAGAAAAAAAGAACCAAAAAAAGAATTAATCAAAAAAGAAAAACGATTATATATATTCGTATATATATTATATATATATACTCTATACATAATCTAAAAAGAAAAAAAAGAGAAAAAAAAATAAACAAAAAATAAAATTAAATCATAATAAATTATAATTTAATCTTAATCTTTGTTTCCAAAAAATCAACTTTGAATTTTTTTTATATCTTTGTCAAGATTTAACACAGTGTTAAGTTTTATTATTAACTACACAGATAGAAATATCGGTGACTAAATTTTTTAAAAATGAATTTTAATTACAAATTACCAAAGGTTCAAGAGCTTGACGGATTGTCAATCTT